GCCGCCGCGGCCTGCCCCCACCATTACCATTGCGCCCGCCATTGCCGCGCACGACTTGCGGCTCTTGCACATAGCCGGCACGTGCGTCGGCGTCCGCTTGATCCGCCTCCACCAGCGTCTTGATCGTGCCGGCGCGTGTACTTTCGATGCTGGCCTTGATCTGCTCGATTTCGGCGAGTACCTTTTCCAATTCGGCTTGCATGGCCGCCATCTGCATCGGGTCAGGCCCCGGAGGCGGCGGCGATTTCGGGTCGTCCGGGTCATGCAGGATTTCCGGTGGCACCATGCGTTTCAGGCGCTTGGCCATCTCTTCGGCCTCCGGGAAGTCGAGATTCTTAGCGATCAGATCGCCGGCTACCGGGATCGCATTCGGAACGGCCTTTGCAAACTCCAGTAGCGCATCAGCGGCTTCCATGCGCCGCGTCGTGTAGCTGCGGCCGATCGTAACGCGGATATCAAAACGGGCAGCCGAAAGGTCGTTCAGCAGCACCGGCATCCCGTCTTGAGCCATCATCACCTTGTTGATCGGTACGAAATCTTCCTCGTCGTCATCGCCCAGAATCCTGATGACACGCTCGTTGTCGTACACCTTGGGGATGAGATCAATCAAGATGCGTCCCGCGTGCTCGAGGCTGCGTTGCAAATTGTCGATATAATGGTAGTTGGCCACGTCGCCCTCACGCTGTCTTTGTGCGATGGCAACACCGGCCGTTTCATTCGAGCGGGCACCGAGAGAAGCATCGTAAATGCCTGTCGTGCCCTTCATATCGTCCTGGGCAAGCTGCGCCTCGGTCGCGAGCGCCACGGGATGCTCCGGCGGATGCTCACGCATCGGAGCGCCGCCAGGCGCTTCGGGATCAGCCTCATAAAGAAGATATGGCCTGTTTTTCGTGTTCGCCGAATCCCATTGCGCCTTGAATTTGGCGATCATCTTCGGCGTGACTTTATACGGCGCCTTAGGTGCCAGCGCAATCGACTCTGCCGATGCCGTACGATAAAAGTTGTAAAGCTGCTGCGGGTCGCGGGCGAACCGCACGATACCATGCCTATACGTACCCTCTTCAAGCGGCACTTCTGCACCGATGACGGGCACAATCGGAATGAATTTGCCGGGCCATGGCGACGGTCCCTCGAGCACCTCCGTTCCGCTCACCAGGAAACATTCAATTTTGTGCGTCTCGCATTCCCTCATGCGGACGATTTGCGCAGCGGGTTGCCCGGTTTGCGGGTCGAACAGCATCGCGCCTTCTGCGGCGCCCTGTATCTCCGTAGCGTCGATCGTCTCGCCGCTGTCGAGCATGGCGAGCAGCTTCTTGGTCGGCACTTTACGCCAGTATTCCGCGATGCGAACCGTATCCGCCGCGTGCCAGAAAATCGTGTCCATCGTGGTCGTGTTCGGGACGCTGACGCTTTCCTCACGCGCGCCCGGATACTTGGCCTTGAACGCCTTGCGCGGCCACGTCTCGGTTATGGCCCACCAGTTGGCATCACTGCGATCCGGCTCGACCGACGCCGGGTCCCAGAATGCCGAGAGCGGATTGCGAATAATCTTTATACGGATCTCTTGGTCGAATACCGTGTCGTCGATGTACTGAGTGCAGATGCGAAAACACCCGAACCCGCCGCCGGCCTGGTGCTCAGCCGCCGCTGAGTAAACCGCCTTCGCGCTGCTCTGGTACTGAATCTGCCGCAGAAGCCCGTTGTAAATTTTGGCCATCTCAGGGTCGGACTCGTCGTCCACCGGCGAGACTTTGATACTCAAATCGGCCTGGCGAATGTCGTTCGTGACTTGCTTGACGAACTGCGGCAATCTGTTGATCGTGAGCATGGGGCGCCCGTCCGCCTCGCGCTCAGTGCGGACCTGCGCCGGCCATTGATCACCGGCGAGAAACTTAAAATCGCTGGCCATATCCTCGCGATTGTCGCGGTCGTGCTGATAGGCATCGTCAGTACGCTCACGGACCTCCTTGACAACATCGTCTTTTTCCTGCTCGGAGAGTTCTTGAGCAGGTTCCGCGCCCGCGTAGCCTCGTGCCATCAGCCGATCACATCCTCAGCCACGCATCGCTACCGGTCATCGGGCGAGCGGCCGTATTCCAGTCCAACGGCTGCTCAATCGGGAATGGCAAATCGCCCGGATACAAATCGAACATGCGTGCCTCGGCGTCAAGCATGTCGTCGTGCAGCCCCACCGGAAACGCCTTGTACTCCTCCTCGATAAACGCATTGACGAGATCGACTGCACGCCCCTGATAATCCGTGCGGTACAGCGTCTCGGGCAGCCATACGCGGCCTTGTTCGTAGTATGGGATCAGCCTCTTGATGCGGTCATTCTTCGGCATCGCACCCCCCAGCTCGACGATCTGAAACCTATAATTTCTCCGCTCCATCTCGGAGCGCATATGCTCGGTGTCGGCCATCAGTCCGTATTTCTCGTAGCCGACTCGATCCGGCTTCCACTTGCGGTGCAGCGTGAACAGAGATTCCGTACGCTGAGATAGATTGAGCCGGTCGCGGATCATATCGACGACGTAGATGTTTTGATCGGCGTTGAAGCCGAGGACCAGCATCGCCGTGTAGTCGGACGATCCTTTTTTCTCGCTCGCGGCATCCACCAGAATGCACAGGTTCATGCCGTCGCGCGTGACGTTGCGATACTTGCGCAGCCACGGTTCGCGGAAGCCCTGCGTTTCGTCAGCGGTCGGATTTAGCAAGAGCTGACTCCCAAAAGTGTATGGTCCCATGTCCTGACGCTTTTTGGCGAGCATTTCTCGCGTCATGAGAACCGGCTCGCCGTCAACGGTGCCATCGACCGTCGCCGCGTAAATACGCGGTTTCGCAGCGCCGCGGCTCATAATCGCCTTGTACGAATCGTTGAAATGATAGCGCGTGCCGGTGATCCGCCGCACGCCATTTGCAGTTCCGAGGTTGGTACTCAGTTCCCATGCCTCAGTCGTCTTGTCAATCATTTCCGGCGTTGTCACGCTCTCACGCGTCACCACGTCATCATAATCAAGAACGCGAAAATGTTTCGATGTCGGTTGACCGTCCACGAGCCCCCAGGCCTCGATTGTAGCCTCTTTGGGGTTCCCTTTGCGCTTGACGATAATACCCTCGTCCTCGCTCCATTTGGGCGCCTCCTTGCGTGGGTTCGCCCATAGCACGTCAGGAAACCATTCTTTTATGCGGTCATTCGACTCAAACTCTCGTTTGATCTGCCGGAGAAAAGCTTTTGCGATCGGCCGCGTGTGCGAGAAAATGCCGACTGTTACATCTGGATCGTTGAGAATATCTTGGATCGTCAGCGCACAAGTGACGATGCTCGACTTGAAATGCTCTCTCGCCCACAGGTCTAAATGCCCGTTCGGGCTCGCTTGCACCTCACGACACCGAGCGAACACGAAATCGCTGTCGGCATCAGGCCGCCCAAGCCCATACACCAGCAGGAAATACAGATCAGTTAGGCAGAGATTTCGACAATGCGCCTTCCTGTCCTCTTCCGAGCACGCTTTCAACCCAATCAAGAGTTTCCGATACGGGCTTCTCGACGTGGGTAATCGTGTGGTCGCCCTTGACATGCACGCTGCTCTCGGAATGGTCTTTCTGACCAAGGTATTGCTTGCCGAGCCATATTTGCATCGTAGCGCTGGTTTGCGCCATCGCAAACTGCTGGCGCCGGAGCGAGACCCGGCCCTCCTGCTGTCCCCTTTCCCACAGCTCGCGCGCTTTTTCCTCGCGCTTAAAGAAAGCAAACAACGTCGGCTCCGAAACATTCAGCACGGCCGCGGTCTCTTTACTCGTCGCCTGAATGCGGCCGAGCCCTCGCAGCGTGTCCAATGTCTGCTCCGTCGCTTCCAAGGCGAACGGCCGCCCGATCTTGGCGGTTTTCCCCTTTGTTTTGCTCAACTTACTGGTTTTATTGACTCTTTTGGTCATCCGATGTATTATCCGCTTGCTGAAAAGAGGAGATCGTAACGATGGCGGAAGTTTCCAAGATCGAGTGGACGGACTCGACGTTCAATCCATGGGTCGGGTGCCAAAAAGTTTCGCCCGGATGCGACCATTGCTACGCCGAGGCATGGTCCAAACGCAGCGGACAGGTCATGTGGGGTCCGCACGGCAAACGCAAGCGCACCAGCACCGCCAATTGGAAGAAGCCGCGCGACTGGCAGCGCAACGCCGACCAATTTGAGCACACTACACGTCACCGGCACCGCGTATTCTGCGCGTCGCTTGCCGACGTGTTCGACAACCGCGTTCCCGAGCAGTGGCGCGCCGACCTCTTCACGCTCATTCGAACGACACCGCGTCTCGACTGGTTGCTGTTGACCAAGCGGCCTCAGAACATGGCACGGTTCCTGCCTGCCGATTGGAGCACCGGTTACGCGAATGTGTGGCTCGGCACCACGGCGGAAGACCAGAAGCATTTCGACATGCGCTGGCGCAGCCTTGCCGCAACGCCGGCTGCCGTCCGTTTCATTTCCTACGAGCCTGCAATTGGTCCGATCATGTTGGGCGAAGCTCGCCCCGATTGGATCATCACCGGCGGCGAGAGCGGTCCTAGCGCGCGCCACTGTGAGGCAGCTTGGTTCCGATCGATGCGTGACCAATGTCAGGGCGCCGGCATCGCGTATTTCCACAAACAGTGGGGTACGTGGCAATCCAACCCGCTCGCTTGCGAGCAAGGGTTGCTACGTGCCGAAGTTCTGCGC